CATTTATGATGTTCTTCTTGAAGTAATGTTCATTCATTACATCCTTGATTTTCTCAATCGTATCGAATATATTTTCCTTGACATATAGATTTAAGTATATGTCGTACCTTGTCGACTCTTCCTTGTTGTCACCCATTGTGTTCATATATTCGTTGTAAGTGTAAACGATACATGGAAACACATCCACTGGGCGCTCCAAGAAGTAGAAATCTATGTCTGTTTCGGATAATACCTGTTCTAATAAAGTATTCATCGTAATAGACTGTCAATCTCCTTTTTTAGAATTTCAGTAGTCTTTTGCTCTGCTTGAGCCTTCGACTTCTCATATGCTTTGTCCATCCAACCAACATTCTTGTCAATCTTTAACTTACCACCGAAGTACCAACCGAAGTTACGATACCCCCAATGTTGATACCATAACTGTTTGGTCTGTGCCCAATTCTTTTTACCAATTCCAACTGAACCCCATGATGCACCGTTCCTGTTGGTCTTAACATTCTGAACTGCTAATTTACTACGAGAATTATTCTCGTCAACTGGTGCATCCTTTTTCATTTCTTCGAGGAATATTTTTAACCCCTCATTAACTGCCTTCTTTCCTGCCTTCTTTCCGACATCCCCTAACTGTTCCAAGCTAGATATTAACTCGTCAATTCCTTCTACTTCTACACTCATGTTCTCACCTTTGCCAATTTAATTTCGAGCCATTCATGTTCATCTTGTATGTCAACGACACTTTTAATGTTATATCGGATGCCTTTAATGATTGCAATATCATTCTCGGCTAATGTATGTTTATGATGTAATCTAATGACTATTGTCTTATCAATTTTGACATCCTCACCATTACCTTGTATAAATTCGTTTGATACAGTAGAACGAACATGACACCTCGTTTGATAAATGTCAGTCCAAATGTATGTTGGTTTACCGTCAACATCCTTACCTAATGTAGAACGTTGGAATAAAACCGTATGTTTTAAATTGTGTGGTTTTGTACTGATATTAAGCATATTGTAATTGTACGAGTATGCTAGTTAGGATATTGTTACGAGTTACTGCTCCACTTTTAGTTAAATCTCGGTTGTTGAAGAGTTCGGAAATCATACATAGTATAAATACTGTTGCAAGGTTCTGATTTAAATTAGCAGTGTTGCCGTTAACCAAATATTCAAGATAATCCGTCGAAGTATCTCGAAGCATGGTCAAAAGGTCATCATTGTAATCATCGTCTAAATCAATACCAAGATGTTTTTTAATTTGGTCTAATGTGACCACTGGCATAAAATCACCCCCCTGTTAAATAATAAATCGAATAGTGTTTTCTTCGGTTTCGGTTTGGCAAGTTCGTATATGTTTTCGGTTTTCTTTAGGTCTGACAATAGATTCTCCCTATCTATCAATTCAGTAGATTTATATTCGTTGTAAATATCCAAACATTCTTCTTTTGTGTTGCCCTCATTATTTTATTGATGTATGCCGTTTTATCGGCATAAGTATCAATATCTAATCCTTTTAGACTAGATATTAATACATTCTTGTATTGGTCTAGTGGTAGATTATTAAACATTCTACCACCCCATTTTATTTTTTTGATCTTATTCCAAAAGCCTTGTGGTTCTTCTGTTGATTCTTCGATAAGACCTTCTTGTATAGTTTCTTGATACTCTTGTGACTTGTTGTTTCGTATACATTCAATCCCCCTAGTCTTGGAACGTTACGGCATAACAATGTTCAGGTCTTTTTATAACGAATCCACTCCAATATCTTATATTGAAATATGTTAAATTTGATAAGAACCCAACTTCGTCAAGCACTCTGTTTTCAACTACTCCGTCGTGAACATGACATATGTCATTTTTACCGACTACTATTAATCCATGGAAGTTTTTATCGTCAGTTATTATAGGATTAACACCAAGTATTTTAAATTCCCTTTGTATGTCTATCCCTTTTATCATTCCGACCATATCTGATGACATTAACACTACACTGTTTTTATTGATCTTAGATTTAGCGAATCTTTTAAACCAAGTATCAGAATAAGTTTCTAATTCTTGACCACATCCCGCAGCAATCATCTTGCTTTTTAATTGCTTGTGTATTGCTCCGACCATATATTCAACCATGGCATCTGCAACATAATTTTTCACTGATTGACCTTGTAAGTCGAATATACTCGATGAAAATGCAAGTCGTAAATCTATTGTCTTTAATTCATCTGTTGCCATTTGAACTGATATACCAGTATCCATGTTATTCGATATATTACCGTTGACATCTTCTGTATATGTCATTTCTGCTAACACTGGGATATATACCTTTTTAGCCGATAAATTATAACTTGGTATGTAATTGATGATACAATTACTTTGTACCAATTTATCTTCTAATAATCCTAAAAATTCTTCTGTTAATAGGAACGTGTCACCAGTAACAGTACGAGTTATTATTTTATTGTCTATTAATAATTTCTCAAGTTTTTTACTCATGTTCTTCCTTTCCATTATAAAAGGGCATCAATAATTTACTGTAAACGACATTTTTAAGGAATCCTGCTTCTTTAGACATTGAAACACTGTATTCTTCATTTTCGAATAACATTAATGATTGTTTGTAGTTACCAAATGCTATAAAGTGTCTATCGGCATCTTTACCAACTTCACCACCCGCAGGGTCTTGTTCAGTACCCCCTTGAACTGGTGCAGTTTTTAAATGTAATTTGTCGACGAATCTAACGTGATAACCATTTATATAAGGTTCGGCAGGTTTAGTTAAATCAGGTTGCACCCAAGATAACTCAAGTTTTGTATTTTCTTGTTTAGCAAGTATGTCGAATGTTTCTTCTGTCATTAGGAGTTCTGCACCTGCTTGTTTTAAAGTATGATTTAAACCAAGTCTAGTTTTAGATACTAAATCTTTTATAGTTGTTATTTCTGACATACCTTGTTTTCTCTTGTTGTAAGCACCAAATAATTTAGCACATATTTCATCATTTATTTTGTAAATGTAAGCATCGACAAACACTTGTGCCATATAAGCGATTAAGTCGGCAGAAGTATATTTTAATACTGTATCAGTTAATAAACCTAATTTACCATATTTCTTTATAGTGAATTTTATAACATCAAATTCTAAATCAGTATCGGCAGTCATATCTACACCGTCTACAACTTCAACTAATCCTTGTTTTTCTGTTTTATTCACTGGGAATTGACCACTTATAGCAGTAGTTTTATGAACTGTAACAAGGTCTTTTAAGTAATCTTTATCTCTTAATAATTCCCTTATTTGAGTCGATAACTCTTTTATTTGTATGTTATCTTCACCAGTAACAGTATTTTTTATAGCTTGTATTTCCTCTTCTGATAATGGTTGTCCTTTTACTTGTTTAACCATAGCGTGTATAACTGAAACTTTACCTTTGTCTTTAACTGGTGCAGGAACTGGTGTTGGTTCAGGGTCTTTACCTAAATCTATTCCGTTTAATTCCTCTTCCATTCTTAACTCTTTTTCCAACTCTTTTATAGAATCGAATACTTTCGTTTTTTCTTCTGTCGATTTAGCACCTCTAAATTCGTCCATTTTGTTTCTTATTTCTTTTCTTAATTCTTCAACTCTTGTCATTAATTAAATTCCTCCTAAAATTTTGTATAAAAAAAGAACCTATAACATACAACCTATAAGTTCTAATTCCATTTCCATTTCTTTTTCTTTTTGTTCTGCGACTCTTTGTCGTTCTAGTTGATCTTGTATTGAATCCCTAAGATCACTTGGTAATTTATCATAATTACCCATGTTTGGTTTGACTTTGGCAACCATGTCTATTGCATCAACACAATTTATATTGAAATATTGTTCTGCTTGTTCACCAGTTAACCAAGTTTCATTATTGACCATTTCTTCGATTGTCGATATGTCAACATCGTCTTTAAGATTCTCTTTATATACATTTAATAAACCTTCTTGGACTCTATCAAGTGCATCTGCCATTTTTCTCAATTCATTTGCATCACCATATGCTCCACCACTTGGTTTATGTATCATAAGATAAGCATTTGACGGAATGTAAATATTATCTCCAACCATAGCAATTATTGATGCAATCGACCCTGCAAGACCGTCGACATAAACATTCTTCGTACAAGATAATCTTTTTAAAGAATTATACATACTTAATCCCGCAAAGACTGACCCCCCACCACTATTGATATAAATATTAAGTGGTTTATTTTGGTCTATCTGTTCTATATAACTTAGTATATCGGCAGGACAACTATCTAGGTCGTTCCACTTATCCCAACTGTCGTCGACTATTTCACCATAAAAATATAGTTCATTTGCATCAACTGTGTTTTTTATTTTCATATAGTCCTTAAAACTTCTCAACCCTTCACCCCCTTTCAAAATCGTAGGTATAAATACCTTACCCTATGTTTTCAAAAGCCTTAGAACGGCTCTCACGAGGTTCGATTTTTAACTATTCTTCGATTTCTTCGTCAATTTCTTCATTTTCACCCTCTTCGGCATTTTCACCGTTAGGATCAATCTCTTCGCTTTTTTCTGAACTACTTTCCTTCATTCCATATTTATTTTCGATATAAGTATCATATTTTGAAATTGGAACGTAGTTTAATGACATTAATAAATCATCTGTGCCGTCAATATGTGGTAAATCTTCAAGTTGTCTGACTTCTGATTGTGTCATGATTCCACTATTAAGTGCTTTCTGATAGTAGTCGATTCTATCCTTGTCGTTACCTCTCATTAACGATTTATAATTCATCTTGAAATAATAATTTTTCTTCTCATTCTTAGTTAATAGCTTTTCGAAGAACTCTTGTTCAATCATTTTCAAGTAAGGCAATAAAGATTGCACAAATGTATTTTTTAAACTGTCAGAAATATTATATGTTCCCTCTGCAACCGAAGTAATTACGGCAGGAACATTCATCACTTGATGTATTTTAGCATCCAATTCTTTTACGATTTGAACGACTTGTGATTCTTGGAATGAATGAGTACCCCCACTAATTGGATTGAGCTTCATTCCTTCATCTAGGACTGCGATGTTATCTTCGTTTGATGTAAGTACTCTGTTAAATGCTTGTTTCAATGTCTTTTTGGTTTCTTCACTGGATGTACCTTGTAACTCTATCCATGCTTTGATATTACTTGTTAATCCACTTTCAAATGCTTTAGTTATAAGTTTGTTTGCTGCAACCTTACTTTCAAGTATCGGTGATAGGGCCTCAAACCTGTTAAATAAATCTCTAAAGTGAATTACATTTTCATATGGAACAGTGATATATTTACCTCTTACTGTTCCAGTGACTTGCCAAATATTTGATCCTAATAATGTTTCTGATAACCTAGCACCTTCGATTGGTTCTAATGATACCAATTTACCTCGGTTAAAATTCATTACTGCGAAGGAATCCCTATTTAATAGCATCCTAATTATCATATCTTTGATAAAATCGAATTGTCCTTGTAGTTTATTTGGGCGACTTAATACTTCGGTGATATTATTATCTACACGATTAAAACTAAGGTCATCTTTACGGTATAAATGACAACTCATAGATGCAATATGTGTTGCTATTGCATTTACGCAAGACATAACAACCGAGTCGGACTCCATAGTTTTAATTGTAACAACATCCCCCGAAAGTAATTGCTCGAGTGATATTCCACCCCAAAAGACATCATTTTTAATCTCTGTCTTTTTAGCTTTGTAGTGCTTTGACTTCATTAATCAGAATATAATTTTCCCTTGTATTTAATCACTAGATAAGCGGCAGTTGCAGTCGCCAATGTCACTGCTCCGAATCCAGTGATTGGGTTAATTAAAAATCCTGTTACCGTCAAAGATATTAACGATATGACCGTCAATATTTCTTCAAGGTATAACCAAATTTTTTCGGTTAGCTTTCTCATTTTAACAACTCCAATCTTTCGTTATTATTTCATCCCAATTCTTGATCTTAGGAGAATCGAATAATAACTTAAATGCAAAAATACAAACAACTGCCATATCTATTCTTTGACGGTTCTTGTATTTTCTTTTTGGCATAACATCCTCGGCTTTCCCAACTTCCAGTGTCATACATGACATACACCAATCAAGGATTTTATTTTCAACGTGATAAATATTACTGTTGTAAACCTCGTTTCTAAACTCTTTGGTCGGACTAGATAGTTGATTGAAGCACTGTTTTAATTCCACAACATCGTATTCATTTGCTAAATCTTCTAGCATCATCTTTGCATTGAACGGGTCGGATATAATATAAGCTATATTGCACTCGAAAGTGCTTTCAATCGACATGATATAATCATACACTTGTGTATAGTTGACGGATAAACCTTCGCAAATTGTACAATATCCAAGTCGTTCCATAGCTTGATAATCAATCTTCTCCCTACGTTCAGACAACGTTCCTCTAGGTAAAAACCCATGAGATAAGAAGTAATATTCCCCATTTTTCTTGAATCCTATGCCGACGGCAGTTAAGTCGGTAGTAATTGAAAGGTCTAGGGCAACAACTACATTTTGACCTTTGACCAATTCCTTGAATTTTTCCAATGGTATTGCATTTTTTCGCCACTCACTCATGCGAAGATACGGTTCATCTTGTTGTGAATTTACGAATATATTCATGTGTTTAGTCAGAAATTCAGTTCGTTCAAGTGGTTTATTTAGTGCTTTTGCTCTTGATTTTCTGATTTCGTCGTAGTTTTCCTCTATTCGTAGTGGATTCGACATATATAATCCAGTATCATCCCATTCGTGACCCGCTTCGGCATAATAAATTAATGCAAACTGGTTTCTATCTTCGATGTCACCTCGTAATACTTTCCTTATATAGTCCAATTCTTCCAACATGATTGAATCATTGATTGCATATGCGGTAGTGGCTTTCAACATCAGAGGATTAACAACAGATAATTGCCCTGATTTCATGGCAGTAATATTGTCGTAATCTCTAAAGTTTCCAATTTCATCGGCGATGAACGCAGAAGGTCGGATTGCATTGTTACGACCACTTTCACTGGTTCTTGCTTGATAAAAAGAATGAGTCAACAAACAAGTGATCTTGCCGCTTAGTGTTACGGATTTCTTAAATCGCTTAGTTATTATCGGTGATGCATCTATTATTTGCATCATGCACTTTTTAACTTCACCTGCTAAATCTCGGTCGATACAAATTGAGTAAAATTCCGAATAATCATTCTCTGTTAACATCAAGATCAATAATGTAACGGATAAGATAAATGTTTTGGCGTTTTTCCTTGGAATGAATAACGTAACATCTTGATGTTTGAACTTTTTCGGCTTATCTTTGTACCTAAAACCAAAAATATTGACAATAAAAAAGCACTGAAACCCATGTAAACCTTCAAGAATACTCGTTCCAATGCAATTTATACCCGTTGCAAAGTTCATAAAAGATAATAAATCTTCGACTAATAACACTTCATCAGTGTCAAAATAGTATGTTTCATCCTCATGATAATAGTCATGAAGGAATATTTCACACTGTTTTTTGACTTCCCAAGTGGTTATTTCGTCCCCTGCAACGACCTTATTTGCATATAATAATGCCCTTTCAATTAACATTATTTGTTTTTCTTCCTATCATTTAGTGCTTTTAACAGCGGGTCGACCTCTTCTGCTTGTTGATTTACCATAACAACTGCAAGGGCGGCCCTATCTCTTGGTGACATCCCTAGTTTAGAACCAAAAGTATTGAATATCTTTGAATACTTCTCATAAATTCGAATACTTGGGTTCTCGGAATCGTCACCCAGTAGTTGACCCCTTGAATTGATGTCTGATTGTGCAGTGTGCATCATATCCAAGGCATTTGCCACGATTTCCAGTGTGTGAGTATCACTTGCAGTCAAGAAACCTTTAGGGAATGAAGTTAATAACTTCGAATATATCTCTTTACCATTTTCAGTCAACCTTTTTGGTGTATCTGACCCTATGTTTGAACCTTTCAACGACTCTTCGGCTTCGGTTCTTGCTTGTAGCTGCTCTTTCGTGTTGTGGTGTCCGTTGTTTAGGGACACTGGTTTAATATTTGCCATTTAATCACCCCCTCTATTCCTTGAAAAGTTGTGAAAATATAGACTCTAGCACGTTAACAACGATTGAATTACCTGCCAATTTGTATAATCTAGTGTTGGAAAGTCCTGATGCTTTTAGCTTTTCAATCTCTGACTCATGTAATCCCATTAGTCGTAAACACTCGCTTGGTGTCAATTTACGGATTCGATAGTTATTTACATCAATAATTCGCTTATCTCCACCACTGTTTACAGTCCTAATAGTCCCACATACATTATCTTTGAAGAATCTTAACCCTTCATCGCATCGTTGTTCACAAACAACATGACCTTTGTCTGTGGCTTTTTCTTCGTCGATATAACATAACATCTGCGAAGTCATTAAAGCAGGTGCGATTGCTCCACCTTCTTGGACTCTGCCCCTTCTAGTTTTACTATTTGGATATAATAAATCACATACGCCGGGAACATTCATTTCAATATAACCTTTTTTAGTTGCCTGTGGGATTAATATTTGTTTTGCTCCTTTATAATCTCTTGCAGTAAGAGTTGGGGCAATTCCATTAGTCCCATAAACTCGTTTTTCACTTTCAAAACTGGAGTTAGTATTTGCGACCACCAATATTTTTGGTTCAGTATTGCCGCCGTTATTAGCATTTAATGTTCAGGTATATCCTCAACATTTATTTTGCTTATATCACCCAAATTATTTGCTTTACCATGTAGGGCCTCATACCCTTGGATTGCATATTTATCAACTTCACTAATGGCAACTACTTCGTGTGGTATTCCCAAGTATTCCAATGCTAATGATTGGCTTCCGTACCCACTAAATGCCTCAAATACTCTAAGTTTAGTCATTCAAAACACCCTAACGTTATTGAAAAAGTTCAAAACGGATATTTTTTAGAAGAAAGT